GGCGCTGGCGCCCCCGTCGCCTATCACTTCTCGGTCAAGCCGGGCGACACCATGTGGCAGCTCACCGCCCTGGCGCTGCGTAAGACCGGACGGTCGAGCAGCCCAACCACCGTGGCGTCGTACCTCACCCGCTTCTACGCCCACAACACCAGCACCGTCGGGGCGGACCCGAACGTCATTCAACCCGGCCAGGACCTCCTCTGGCCGCAAGGCCTGTAGTCGGGCACATCGCGACGTGCGCAGGCACAGCGGCCTTGTTCGCTCGCCGGCCGGGGCCGTCGTGCTGTGCGGCCGTAGGTGCCTCCAGGCCCGATAGGCTGCCAGGCGCCGGCCGGCGTGGCGCAGTGGTAGCGCAACCGCCTTGTAAGCGGTAGGTCGTCGGTTCGAATCCGACCGCCGGCTCTGTAGCCCCTGACCTGCACGAGAGTGACCTACAAACCACACGCACGTCAAGCATGCCGCTTGGAAGCGCACCTACGTGCCATACTGAGCGGCATGCTGGACGAGCTCGAGAGCCCGTGGCATCCGCTGCTGCGGCTGTGGGAACGGTCCCTGCGAGCCCGTAATCTGAGCCCCAAGACCCAGACCCTGTACCTGTCGGCCGGGCGCGCGTTCGCCGGCTACCTCGACAGCAACGGCGGCCCCAGCGACCCGCGCGACCTGCGCCGCGCCCACGTCGAGGGCTTCCTGCTGGCCCTACAGGAGCGCGGGCAGGCGGCCACCACGGTGAACCTCACCTACCGCGCCTTGCAGCAGTTCATGAAGTACCTGGCGCAGGAGGAGGAGCTGGACCGCTCGCCGATGGAGCACATGACCCCGCCGGTGATCCCTGAGCAGACCACCCCGGTCCTGGGCGACGATGACCTGACCAAGCTGCTGGCGACTTGCGCGGGCCGGACCTTCGTGGAACTGCGCGACACCGCCGTGCTGCGGCTGCTGATCGCCACCGGCGGGCGGCGCAGCGAGGTCGCCGGCCTGGTCATGACCGACCTGGACCTGGACAACGACACGGTGCGGTTCTTCGGCAAGGGCCGTAAGGAACGCACCGTCGTGCTGTCCCCGCGCACCGCCCAGGCCCTGGAGCGCTACCGCCGAATTCGAGCCCGGGACCGGTTCGCCGGCCGGGCCGAGTTCTGGCTGGCCGAGCGCGGGCGTGGCCCGCTCACCGCCAACGGCGTCGCGCAGATCGTCAAGCGCCGAGGCCGGCAGGCCGGCCTCGGGGAGCTTCACCCGCACCAGTTCAGGCACACCGCCGCGCATGCCTGGCTCGCCGCCGACGGCAGCGAGTCCGACCTGATGCGGGTGATGGGCTGGAGCAGCTCACAGATGCTCCGCCGGTACGGCGCCAGCCTCGCCGACGAGCGCGCCCGCGACGCCAGTCGCCGGCTCAACCTCGGGGACCGGGTGTGACCCCGCCGTCCCCTCAGCGCCAGCCGGCTGAACATGTGCTGGCATTGCTGCGACCGCGCATGCGCCGGGCGATCACCCCGCAAGACCAGGCATGGCTGGACCTGAAGGGGCCCGGCTACGTTCCCACGCTGTCGGACTTCCTCGCGCTACCCGGCGTCCGCCGCTTAGTCACGCTCGTTCACGACGTCGACGACGCGCTACTGGCCGTAGTGGTCGCCACCGGCACGGATGCGCTGTTGGTCACGGCAGGCATCGTGCCGCGGTTCGGCCAGGACGGTGCGGCCGACGTGGTCGGACGAGACGGCACCCCTTGGCTGAAGTATGCGCGGCAGGCCGGTGTGAAGTGGGCCCCCAACATCGCCCTGGTCAGTTGCCTCCCGGACCCGTGCTGGCTGCCCTGCCCCAAGTGCGGCGGTCTCGCCCTTGCCGCACAGGCCGACTGGCTCCGCACTACGGTGAAGAAGGCACGCACTAGCAAGCCGCAGCGTGTTGCGCTGGTCGCGGGGGTCATTACGGCGTAGCGTGTTGTTCAGCAACGATTTGCCATGGGGGGGCACCCCAGCCCGAGGTGATGGCACGGGACCGCGAAAGGGCGGTCCTTACTATGCCCACATCACCCCTGACGCCTCACGAGCGCTCGCTACGGGCCTCGCTGGCCGCACACACCCGCTGGGCTTACACCTCCCAGGTTGAGCGCCAACGTCTTGCCGACAATGGGCAAGCCGGTCTGCTTCGCCGCCTCGCCGCCGAAGTTGACCCAGCCGGATCGCTGCCGGCTGACGAGCGCGACCGACGGGCCCGCAACCTGCTGCAGGCCCACATGAAGCGCCTTGCGCTCAAGAGCGCCCAGGCCCGCCGCAAGCGGGCTGCGTGAACGGCGACGGCGGCCCTGACACCGCCAGGACCGCCGCTAAGTCTGCCGCCGCCAAGCGAACCGACTGCCTTCAGCCTACGCCGCGGAGGCGACAGAAGCCCGCTGCGACGCACGTCGTGGCCGAGTGCGCCTCGGTCATCGGTGGCACCGGCCGGCAGCGCACGCTGCTGATCTACCGCTGCCCGTTCGAGGGCGGTGTTCAGCATGTCGCGCACGGTCGAGGTGACCTGCCCGCCGTCCTCGAGCGGCCAAGCGCATGTCGTCGTGGACAGCTGGCGCTGCACCCCATCGTCAAGGCGGTGGCGGCGTGAGCCCCGAAGACCTGGTGCTGCGGATGGCCGAGGACATGGGCGTCCCGGTTGAGGAGCTGCGCTCCTGGACGCTGGAGGACTGGCAGCGGCGTATCGCGCTGGTCGAGGCCGAGGCCGCGCTGGCTGACGGCCTCGTGGCGGTCGTCGAGGACGCCGCCGTGGCCGACCTGCTCGGCGGTGCCGCGTGATCGGCCCGGAGGCCGAGGCCGCCTTCCTCGGGTGCCTGCTGCAGCAGGTCCACCCGTTCATCACGACCGGCTACCTGCGCCAGGTCGAGGAGCGGGACTTCACCGACCCGCGGCACCGGGCGGTCCACGCCGCCATGGCGCAGCTCGTCGAGGCGGGCCAGGCCGTCGACCCCATCACCGTCCTGGGGCAGATGCGGCGCAGCGGCCTGGAACGCGCCATGACGGCCGACCGGGACGCCGGGGTGTTCGTGGCCAACCTGATGGCCGCGGCGCCGTCGGTGGGCAGCGCAGGGCACTACCTGCGGATCGTGCTGGAGCACCGGGTGCGGGTCGAGGTCGAGGCGACCGGCGTGCGGCTGCAGCAGCTCGCACAGGCCGCGGACATCGACACGGTGCGTGAGGTTCTGCGGGCCGACGTCTCCGAGTTGGCCCGGATCGTCGGGCGGCTCACTGCCCGCGAGGCCGCCGACCTCGAGCAGGCGAGCGGATGACCGCCGAGCGCATCGAATGGCAGCCGGCCGAGCCGGTGCAGCCCTACGACGTCGACGAGGTACACGACGACGACGACGGGCAGGGCGACGTCGGGCTGACGGACCGGCCGCAGGGCGGTCACCGCGGGCAGCTCCGGATGGCGTACCGCCTCGCCGAGCGGTACGCCGTCCGGCTGCTGTTCGTCCCGCGGATCGGCTGGCATGTCTGGGACGGGCAGCGCTGGGCGAAGGACGAGAAGGGCGCCGCGACTCGGGCTGTGCTGGTCGTCCTGAAGCGTGCGCTGAGCGACAGCCTCGGGGACGTCGAGCTGCGCCAGGACGTCCACCGCTGCGAGGGCGCCGCCGCCATCCGCGGCGTCCTGGAGATCTCCTCGAGCCTGCCGGTGTTCGTGGCCTCGGCCGAGGAGCTGGACGCCGATCCGTACCTGCTGAACACCGCGGGTGGCACGCTGGACCTGCGCACCATGCAGGTCCGGCCACCGGAGCCCCAGGACCGGATCACGAAGGTGACGCGGGCGGCGTACCGACCCGGCGAGGTCGTCCGCGGCCCATGGGAGCAGTTCCTCGAGCAGGTGCTGCCCGACGCCGAGGTCCGGAGCTTCCTGCAGCGCGTCGTCGGGGTCGCGCTGCTCGGCAAGGTCGTCGAGCACGTCCTACCGATCCTGACCGGGACCGGCGGCAACGGGAAGGGCGTCTGCTACGGCGCGGTGCTGTACGCCCTCGGGGACTACGCCTCCGCCGCTGAGCCTGACCTGTTCATGGCCCGCGAGGGCGCGCACCCCACCGGGCAGATGGACCTGCTCGGCCGCCGGCTCGTGGTGGTCAGCGAAAGCGACAAGAGCCGGCAGATGGCTGAGGCGACGATGAAGCGCCTGACCGGCGGGGACCGGATCAAAGCACGCCTCATGGGCAAGGACTTCGTCGAGTTCGAGCCCTCGCACACCGCGTTCCTGGTCACCAACCACCTGCCGAAAGTGTCCGGCGACGACGAAGCCGTATGGCGGCGCGTGCGGGTCGTGCCGTTCGGGGTCGTCGTCCCTGACGAACAACGGGACAGCCAGCTAGGAGAACGCCTCGAGCTGGAAGCCGACGCCGTCCTTGCCTGGGCCGTCGCCGGCTTCGTCGACTACGAAGCCGGCGGCCGCAAGCTCGCCGAGCCCGACAGCGTGCGGGTCGCCACCGACGCCTACCGCACCGAGTCCGACGCCCTGAGCCGCTTCCTCGACGAGTGCTGCTTCCTCAACCCCCACGTTCGCTCCACGACCGCCGAGCTGTACGCGCGGTGGACACCCTGGGCGGTGCAGGACGGCGCCGAGCAGATGAGTCAGAAAGCCTTCGGGCAGGCCCTCGACCGCCGCGGCCTCATCGCCGCCGCACCGGCCATGGGCAAGCGGTGGCGGCACGGAATCGAGCCGCTGGCCACCGAGGCCACTGGCGACGCCGACCGCTGGGAGCGGTAATGACCACCCTCACGACCAAGATCGAAACGCATAGCACGCATTACCTGGCTACCTCAGATACTCACCGCTCACGGAAGCTCCCCGGGATGCGTGCTAGGCGTTCTGCCAGCCCCTCGAGGGGCTGATCGAGGGGCCGGCAGTGGTCCTGTCGGCGAAGGTCTGCGCCCGCCTCGAGGTCGTCGTCGTCGAGGTCGAGCGGCGAGCCCGAACCGATGGGCTGCCGCTGCTGCCGGAGGTAAGGGAGGCACTCGACGGGATCCTGGCCGCCGGCCGGGCGTACCGGTCAGCGGCCCGCGCCGCGCTGCCCGCGGCAGTCGACGGCAGTTGCGGCAGTGCCGTCAACGGCCCGTCGGTCAAGGTGGGTCCCATGACTACCAAGGCCGTCGCCGAGCTGCTCGGGACCGGGGAACGCAACGTGCGTGACCTCGCCCAGCGCGGTGCGCTGGCCGGCCGGCTGGCAGGACGCACCTGGCGGTTCGACGTGGTCGACGTCAGCGAATACCTCGACTCGCGCCAGGAGGCGTCTTGACCAGCCAGCCAGCCACCGACCCGCTGATCCGGCACCTGCGCACCGAGCAGAACGCCGCCCTGACCGAGGCCCGCGGTCTGGCTGAGGGCCGCCCGACCGGCGCCGATGCGGTCAAGCTCGAGGCAGCCCTGATGGACGCCGAGCGAGCGGCTGAGAGGATCCAGAGGTTCGCGCCGTCCGCGCAGGTCATCAGCGAGCCGCTCGTCTACGAGGCGGCCAGTCCGCACTCGTACTTCACCGACCTGTACTGGACGCGCTTCGGCGGCAATGAGGCGGCGCAGAAGCGCCTGACCCGGCACGCCCAGCAGATGGCGGTCGAGATCCCGCGCCTCGAGCGGATGCGCAGCGACGAGCTGGCGCGGCGCGGCGCCGACGTCGGTGGCGTGACGATCGAGAAGCGCGCGCTGGGCAACACCGGCGCGGTCGGCGGCTCCGGTGGCGAGTTCGCCCCGCCGTTGTGGCTGATGAGCAAGTGGGCTGGCGTGCCGCGGGCTGCGGCGCCGTTGGCGTCGGCCTGTACCCTGCTGCCGCTTCCCGGCGGCGTGTCGCAGGTCTCGGTGCCGCTGTTCACCTCCGACCCCGGCGTTGGGCTGCAAACCACCCAAAACACCGCGGTCCTGGACGCCAGCGGGATGACGACCGCCTCGGTCACCTCGGGCCTTGCCACCTTCGCCGGGCGTGTCGTCGTCTCGCAGCAGCTGCGCGACCAGTCGTCTCAGGGCACCGGCGCCATCGACGAGGCCATCTTCGAGGACTTGACGGCGTCGGCGTATGAGCAGCTCGAGGCGCAGCTCATCAACGGGACCGGCGCTGGCTCGCAGCTCCGGGGCTTGCTGAACGTCACCGGCACGACCAGCACCGCCTTCACCTCCGCCACCCCGACCGGCGCGACCTTCCTGACCGCGCTTGCGCAGAACGCCTCGCTGACCTCCACGGCCCGCAAGCGCCTCGTGACCGTGATCTTGATGCACCCGAGGCGCTACTTCTGGCTGGCGAGCCAGACCGACGCCAGCGGCCGGCCGCTGATCGAGCCTGGCGACGGGCCGCTGATGGGCGTCGGTGACGCCGGCCCGGTGGGTCCGTTCTTCGCCGCTGTCCCGGGCTACCTCACGACCGCGATGCCGACCACGCTCGGCGCAGCAAGCAACCAGGACCCGGTGATCGTCACCCGCCCCAGCGACCACCTGCTCCTGGCCTCGACCCCGACCACGGACGTGTTCGCCGAGACCTACGGCGACTCGATGGGCTTGCTGTTCCGGCTGGTCTTCACCGCCGCGTTCCTGGGCAACCGCTGGCCGACCGCGACGGGTGTCCTGCACGGCAACGGCCAGGTCGCCCCGGCCGGCTTCTGATGACCCTGACCCCGGAGCGGCGGGTCGCACCCGCGCTGTTGGAGCTGCGCAGCAACGGCACCGAGGCGCGCCTGGTTGGCTACGCGTCCCGTTTCAACGCGCCGTACCCGGTTGGCGGGTTCACCGAGACGATCGCACCCGGCGCCTTCACCAGCACCCTGTCGGCGCGCCCCGATGTCCGGCTGCTCATCAACCACGAAGGTCAGCCGCTGGCCCGGACCAAGTCCGGCACGCTCCGCCTCACTCAGGACAGCCTCGGTCTGAAGGTCGAAAGCACCCTCGACGCCACCGACCCCGACGTTCAGCGGCTGGTCCCGAAGATGCGCCGCGGCGACCTGGATCAGATGAGCTTCGCGTTCCGCGTGTCACCTGGTGGTGACGACTGGAATACCGACTACACCGTCCGCACCGTCCGAGCGGTCGACCTCGACGGCGGCGACGTCAGCGTCGTGACCTACCCGGCCAGCCCGACCACCGCAGTCAGCCTCGAGATGCTGTCGGCCAGGCGTGCCGCGTCGCAGGGCCGACCTGGCACCGGCCAGAACCGGTTAGCCAGCTACGCGGACGTGCTGCGTGCGCAGGAGGCTCACGCTCGTGAGCGGCCGACCCGCACCCTCACGGAGGCGATGCGCATCGCGCGCGACCTGCGGCGATGGCGATGAACACCGACTGGGCACAGCGGGTGGTCGAGGTCGCCTGTGACTGGGTGCTGTGGTCGATCGAGCTCGGCGACCACCAGATGCTGCCGATGGCGCTCGGCTGGCTGCTCACTGCGCTGGAAGGGAACGCCGAGCGATGAGGCTGACCGCCGCGCACCGCGCCCTGCTGATCGCCGCTAGCGAGGCCGGTCTGCTCCGCGCCGGGGACACGTGCGCCACCTGCCACGCCCCCCTCGACGGTCGCCTGGACAACACCCGCATCCTCAACGACGGGCAGGTCGTGCACGCCGGCTGCGCCCCCCGACTGTCCTCGCTGCGTGCCCGACTGACCGGCAGGCGCCGGTGAGCACCCGCACGTGCATCGACTGCGGCGCACTCACCTCGACCACCCGCTGCCACGCCTGCACCCGCGCTGCCGACCGCCGCCGGGGCACCGCCGACCAGCGCGGGTACGGCACTGTCTGGCAAGCCCTGCGTGCGCGACTGCTGTCCGGGTCGGCGCGGTGCGCTGTGTGCGGGCACCCTGGTACCCCTGCCAACCCGCTGACCCTGGACCACATCGTGGCGAAGGCGCGCGGCGGCAGCGACCACCCAAGCAACCTGCAGCCGCTGTGCCGGCACCACAACAGCAGCAAGGGCACCAGCCCAGCCAGCCACGGGTTCGAGCGGCGGTGACAGTCGTGACGGCGGCGGGAGTGGTGACGGCCAACCCCGTTTTTTGGGGGCACGTCCTCCCAGACCCACAGCCGCGCCTCGGCAGTGTGCACGGGATTCAGGAGGCGCCTGATGCCCGGTCCGGTGCCTCAGGAGAGCCGCCGGCGGACCAACCGACCGGCCATCGCGGCCACCGTTGTGGAGGCCTCACAGGCCCTCTCAGGCGGTCCGGAGCTGCCTGGCGCGGATCGGTACGGCGACCGGACCCGGGACTGGTACGAGACGTGGCGAACGTGTGAGCAGGCGCCGCTGTTCAGCCGCACCGCGTGGTTGACCCTGCACATGCTCGCTGACCTGGTGAACGCCTACTTCGAGGCGCCGTCGGCGGAGAAGTGGTCGCAGATCAAGCAGACCCAGACCGGGCTGCTGGCGTTGCCGGCCGACCAGCGACGCGCGAACTTCCGCATCGAGGCGTCCAAGGCCGAGCAGCAGGCGCAGCGGGCGCCACTGGGGCGTCGTACTGACCCGCGGAGCCGGCTGAAGGCGGTCGCCGATGCCTCCTGAGGTCAGCAGGTCGCTCGGGTACGCCCTTGCGGACTGGTGCGAGACGTTCCTGGTGCACGGACCGGGTGATGTGCAGGGCCAGCCGATCGATCTGGACGAGGAGTTCTTGTCGTTCATCGTGTCGGCGTATGAGGTCGATGCCCGCGGCCGGCGGGTGTTCGACGAGGCGTTCCTGAGCCGGTCCAAGGGCCGGGCGAAGTCCGAGCTGGCCGGGATGATCGTCTGCGCCGAGTTCATCGGGCCGTGCCGGTTCGACCACTGGGCCACCGATGGTGAGATCTCGAGCTGGGGCTACGCCTACCAGCTCGGGGAGCCGGTCGGGCGGCCGGTGACGTATCCGTTCATCCGCTGCATGGCGACCGAGGAGGGGCAGGCCGGCAACACCTACGACAACGTCGCCGCGATGCTCGCGCACGTCACCGAGCAGCACGGCGAGGCGTTCCCCAGCATCGACCTCGGGCAGCGGGCGCAGACCAGCACCCGGATTTTCCTAGCCACCGGCGGGGAGATCCGGCCGTCGACCGCCTCGAGCGCCTCGAAGGACGGCGGGAAGGAGACGTTCGTCGTCTTCGACGAGACGCACCTGTACGCCGGCCGTGAGCTGCGCGCGATGTTCGACACCGTCTCCCGCAACGCCCGTAAGCGGCTGGAGTCCGAGCCGTGGCGGCTGCAGACCTCCACGATGTACGCGATCGGGGACGACAGCGTCGCCGAGCAGACCCACCGGGCGCACGCCGCCGGGAAGCTGTCCCGGCTGCTGTTCGACCACCGCGAGGCACCGGACAGGCTCAAACCTGAACGCGCCGAGGACCGACTCGAGGGCCTGCGGCACTGCTACGGGCCGGCCGCGGCGTGGATGAACCTGTCCGCGATCGTCGAGGACTACCGCGACCCGCGGATCGACCGCTCCGACTGGCTCCGCTACTTCTGGAACCGGGCGCAAGCCGGGGTGTCCGACCTCGTCGACGGCGCCGTCTGGGACGCCCTGGCCGCCACCGGGGCGGCCCTGGACCCAGGCGACCAGATCGCGCTGGGCTTCGACGGCTCCACCTCCGATGACTGCACCGCCCTGATCGCCTGCCGACTGAGCGACTCCCGGCTGTTCACGATCAAGGTCTGGAACGCCGGCAACGGGCTGCGCGTCGACCGGGCCGACGTCGACACCGTCCTGACCGCCACCTACGAGGCCTACAACGTCGCCATGATGTTCGGTGACCCGAACCGGTGGGAGCCGTACTTCGACGTGTGGTCGGCGAACTGGCCGAAGCGGATCGCCGAGGAGTGGCCCGGTGACCGGCGCACCGACCGCAACGTGCGGCTGTTCCTGACCGCCCTCAAAGACGGCTCGCTGTCACACGACGGCGGCGAGATCCTCACCCGGCACATCAAGAACACCGCCCTATCCAAAGGCCGGCCACTCCCCGCCTCCGGCGGTGACCAGCGCGGCGACAACCTGAGCCGGCACTACCTCGGCCTGAAGAAAAAAGGCGCCGGCAAGATCGACGCCGCCTGGGCCGCGATGCTCGCCGTCTCAGCCCGTGGCTGGGCCATCGAGAACGGCGCCATGGTCAACATCGACGTCGCCGAGAGCGTCTGGTGAACACCACCAAGGTGTGACCTCAACCAGCACAAGGTGAAGGAGAACGACGACCGCAGCGCCACAGCGCGACCAAATCACGGCGCGACCCGCCACGCTGAAACGCGGCTATGCGGCG